TCAAGACCTGGAACTTCTGCTACTGTGCCATCTCGAGTTGGCAGTTATTTAATTAAATCTGTGGATAAATCTGGGAATTATAGTATTGCAGAAACTATTGCAATATCTACGATTGCTTCTCTAACAGGTTTAAATTTAGTAACAACAACCACTCAACATAGTGGGTTTACAGGAACAAAAACAAATTGTGTAATTGATACAGCTACAACACCAGATGAATTAATTTTAAGTTCAACTACAAATTTTGATGATTTATTAGTAACAACTTTAGATGGAGCAATCAATGCTAGTGTAACTTCTGTTATATTAACTGATGCTGGTAATTTTCCAAATGGAGCAGGAACAATATTAATTGGATCAGAACAAATAACTTATACAGGAAAATCTACTAACACTTTAACAGGTTGCACAAGAGGTGCAAATAGTACAAGTGCAGCTTCGCATGTTGATGATGTTGCTGTTAAAGGATTCATAGATGATGCAGAAATATTCTTTGATTCAGGTGGAGCAAGTGGAACAGTTGAAACAGAGGGAACTTATTTATTTGATAGTGTAGTTGATTTAGGAGCAGTAGTAACAAGCAGATTGTTTCCTACTATTTCACAAACAGTTACAGATAGAACAAATTTGTTTGATGATGTAGCAGATTCTTTTTTCGATTCAAGGTCAGGTTCCTTTGATGGAGATGCAGTTAGTGCTTGTACAAGTATTTTATATTTTGCTTATTCAGATGATAATTCAAGTTATTCGGATTTTCAAAAAGCATTGGCTTCTTCAGATGTTACAGCGAGGTATTTAAAATTTAAATTAGTAATGAAATCTAATGGAGATGCAAGTCCAGAAATATCTGCATTATCAGTTGAAATAGATATGGTAGATAAAATAGTATCAGAAAAAGATAAATCTATTGGTTCTAGTGGAACAGCAATAACATTTCCTAGTGCCTTTAAAGTTACACCAATGGTAGCAATAACTGTTCAAAGTAGTGCGACTGGGGATTATTTTACCCTGTCATCAATTAGTGCAACAGCTTTTACTTGTAATATCTTCAACTCATCTGCTGCTGGTAAAACAGGAACAATTAATTATTTAGCAAGAGGTTATTAATGACAAAAGTAAAATATATAGTAAAGATGACTGCACCCTGCGAGTGTTGTGGAAAAGAAAGTTTTGGATTCAGGGGTAACTTTTTTTCTGAAGAAGATGCAAGATTGTGGATAGTGAAAGCTAAAATATCCAAAGATTATAAACCAGAAATATTACCAATAACTCTTGACAAGAATTATAATGATAAGGTATTATTCAAGTGTGAAAAACAACAAAATTTTAGCATAAATTAAATGCCATGTGAAGATTGTTATAAGCTACCAAAATTAAAACGAGAAAATAAAGAAATGAAAATAAAGATTAAAGAAATTGAAAAAATATTATTAATAAACAAATACCCTTTAGGAGGTAAAATATGAGCCAAGTACCAGATTATAGTCTAAGTAATCAAAGTTTTCCAGATTTTAGAACAGAACTAAACAATATATTAGGAAGTATAAATACATTAAATGCTGGAAGTTCTGCACCTGGAAGTATTGTAGCAGGAAGTTTGTGGCTTGACACCACTTCAGCATCAACACCGACACTAAAATTCTATGATGGTTCTGATCAAATTTCGCTTTGTACTTTTAACTATTCAGCGAATACAGTTAATTGGTTAGATTCAACAGTATCAATGAGTGGTGCTTACGATTTAGATGGTGGAAAATTAACATTAGATGCTAATGCAAACACTTCTTTACATGCTTCAACAGATGACCAAATAGATGTTGAGATAAGTGGAGCAGATGATTTTACATTTACTGCAAACTCATTTAATGTATTATCAGGTTCGGCATTAACAATTAATGCAGGAGGTTCAATAGCTAATGCAGGTTCTTGGGGAGATAGTATATCTTCAACAGGTAAAGCATTGGTATTTGGATTTTAATTATGAAATATTTTATTAACAAAGGAGAATAAACAATGGCTAGTGAAGTATTAAAAGTAGCATTTAAATCAGCACTCACAGATAGTGAACACGATTTGATTACAGTAGCATCAGGAAAAACTGCTACTATTTTATCTATCACATTTTGTGAAACAGCAGGTAATGCAGAAACTTTTGATTTATATATCAGGGATGATGCTGGAATTAATGATTATGAAATTTATTCAGATCAAGCACTTGCTGCAAATGCAACATTTGAACATACATCTAAATTTGTTTTAGAAGCTGGAGATGCACTTGCAGCTAAAACTGCTAGTGGTGCTGATGTTGATGTTGTAGTTAGTTATTTATTACAAACATTATAAGGATAAACTATGAGTGGTACAGTTGCAGACAACAACGATAGACAATCTGGTGTAATTGCAGCTCCAGCAGGTGGACCTGAAGTTCGTTCTGACGATCCATCAGCATCTGCAGGTACAGTATGGTTCAATACAACTTCTGGAGTATTAAAGGTTTTTAGACTTGTAGGTGCTTGGTCATCTGGTGGAAATAGTACAGATGCTAGATATCAAGTACGAGGTTGTGGAACATTAACAGCAGGACTTAATTTTGGTGGACAAGGTTCAGGTGGTAGATCGTCAGTTAGTGAGGAGTATAATGGTACTGCTTGGACAGCAGGAAATTCTTTAGCAACTGCAAGATTAGCTATGGGTAGGGCAGGAACTATGACTGCTGCATTAGGATCTGGAGGACAAACAACAAGTAATGTTGTAAATACAGAAGAATATGATGGAACAAATTGGGCAGCAGGTGGAAATTTACAAAATGCAAGACATCATGGAGGAGATGATGGAACACAAACTGCTGCTTGGACAGCAGCAGGTTCAACAGCAGCAGGAGATATGGATAATTCAACAGAAGAGTATGATGGTTCCAGTTGGGCAACAACCAATACCATAAGTACAGGAAGAAGATCAACAGATGGTTGTGGGCTTCAAACTGCAGGTTTACTAGTCGGAGGTGATACTGGATAAATGGCAGTAACTAGAATTGTTTCTTGTGAACACTATAATGGTGATACATGGTCATCAGGTGGAAATCTAAATACAGCAAGACATACTAGTAGATCAAATGGTATTCAAACAGCAGCTATTTCTACTGGTGGTGATCTTTCTAGTGGTATAACAGTAACTTGTGAAAACTATGATGGAACTTGTTGGGCTTCAGGTACCTCATTTTCAACATCTAGGTATGGACATGGAGCAGGAGGAACTAGCACATCTTCGTTTATAACAGCAGGATATACAGGATCTGTTACAACAAATACTACAGAAGAATATACAGAAGCAGTAACAGCGAGGACAGTAACAGACAGTTAGGAAAAAAAATTATGAGTGGATCAACAGCAGATAACGCAGGGCGACAATCAGGAGTAATAGAAGCAGCAGCTGCAGGTATAGAATTATTATCAAGTGATCCGGGAAGCCCTACAACAGGACAAGTATGGTTTAACACAACAACAAGTTTATTAAAATATTATAATGGAACAGCAACAAGGACTGTAACAGATAGTTAATTATGAGTGGAACAGTATCAGATAATACAAGTCAAAGTAGTGGTTCAGTTACAGCAGCTGCTGCTGGTGTATCTATTGTATCATCTGATCCAACATTAACAGAGGGATTGTTATGGTATAACAGTACATCTAATGTCTTGAAAGTTGCAAGAAATATAACTGCTTGGTCATCAGGTGGAAATCTAAATACAGGAAGGCACGCTTCTGTTGGAAGTAATGGAACACAAAGTGCTTGTTTTGTAGCAGGAGGTCAAGATTCTGGAGGAAGAAGTGATTCATCAGAAACCTATGATGGAAGTGCATGGAGTGCCGTAGGAGATATAGTAGGAACTTCTAGAGTTGGTACTTCAAATTTTGGTACTACCACAGCAGGAGTTTCTGCTACTGGTTTAGGAACATCACCAGTAAATGTAACAAATGAATTTAATGGTACTTCATGGACAGATGTTTCAGCAACATTAATACAAGCAGGTTCAAATGCTGGTGGTTGTGGTACTCAAACAGCAGGATTAAAAATTGGTGCATATGCCGATCCTACATTTTATGATGAAACTGAACATTATGATGGAACCAGCTGGGCTGCAGGAGGACTAATATCAGCAAATACTGCTTGGGCTCAAGGTTGTGGAACTCAAACAAGTGCTATTCGTGGAGGTGGTAATGTTAGTGGAACTCCTGTTAATACTGGTCAAACCTATAATGGAACTTCGTGGTCAACTGTCGGTTCATTATCAACTGCCAGATCAGATCAAAGTGCATTTGGTGCTTCAGATTCTGATGGTAATGTTAATGGAGGTTGGAATGGTAGTGCATATGAAGCTTCAACAGAAATATGGAATGGTTCATCTTGGGCAGCAGGTAGTAATCACTTAGCTATAAGAGGTGCTATGCAAGGTTGTGGTAGTTCAAGTTCATCAGGATTAGCTGCAGGAGGACATGGTTCTTCAAATGTAACTGAAGAATATTCAGAAGTAACAACAGCAAGGACATTAAGTAACAGTTAAAAATTTTAAGGAGGAAAACTATGGCAAATAAATATTGGGTAATTGAACATACAGGACACGGCTTTTTCACTCATCAAGACAGAGATGATATGCCAGTATTTCAAGGTCATCCCGGTGATGTTTGGATTACATCTGACAATACCAAAGCAACAGCTTGGTCAGGTAAATATCCAAGTGTTTCTAAAACCAAAGCAGAAGCACAAGAAATTGTGGATGATAAGGTTGAAGAAGCACAAGAAGAATGGGATAATCAACCAGAACCAAAACAGCCACAGGAAAGACCTGTAAAATATACATTGGATTAGGAGACATATATGACAAAACTAACACAAGTTAATTATCCTATGCTGCCAAGCAAGGATAATGGGTTCATTAATAAAATAAAAAATGAACTCAATGATACTATGGCAAAAAGACAAATGTTTCGAACAGAAACTGAAATGAGGTTTTCTGTTTTGAACGATGGTAAACACCCAACTAAAGCTAGTAAGTATTGGCAATGTGTAAGGGAACAGGGAGTATTTATTGAAAATCTACACACCTTATCTTTTGAATACAGAAGAAACTTAGTCAAGTTAAAGAAAAAACAAAAAAGATTAGAAACAGAAACTGATGAGTTTAAAAAAGAATATCTACAAATTGATATTGATGAATGCAGGTGGATAAAAGCACAACATGAATCTGTCGCTAGAGATAGAGTAAGAGAGATAGAACATTGGTCAAGATTAAAAAAAGAATTAGATGATGGTAGCTTTAATACTAAAGATGTAAACGCACATCAGGCAAAAAGTTATGAACAAAATCTGATTAACAGAAAAAATACATTAACACCCGGAAGTTCACAAGCCGAGGTCATCAACGTTTTAGGACCACTCCAAACTCTACAACGATTAAATCGTGGAGATAAATTAAGTAATGATACTGGAGGAGTAACAATACCAATTGAAAATCCCAATAGAAAAACTATACCTACGAAATAAAAAACTAGAACAAAATCCAGTAAACCAGAAAAAAAGTAAACTTTATAAATCTGTGTTAAATAGTTTTAAAAAGATTGGTCAAGTTAATCCTTTAATCTGTGTTGAAGATGGAGATAAATATAAAGTATGCGTAGGCAACAATCGTTTTCTTGCAGGTTGTGAATTAGGATTTAAAGAATTTGATATTGTTGTTGTTCCTGATGAAAGCATAGACAGATTTAGAGAAATAATAAACAGTTACAAAATAGTAAAAAGGTGATATGCAAAAAACTAGGAATTAAAAAAATTAAGTGTATAATAAGGAACAACTATGGAACGTAAAAAACTAAGACAATTAATACAAGACATTAAAATTATTAAAAAAAGTGGTAAATTAAGTGGCCATACAGGTCCACATGGAGCAAAACTAACTGAACGATAAAGGAATATTTAAATGCCCCTTACAAAATTTAATTTTAAACCGGGAATCAATAAACAGGATTCTGATTTAGGATCAGAAGGTGGTTGGAAAGATTCTGACATGGTCAGATTCAGATATGGTCAGCCAGAAAAAATAGGTGGTTGGACATATGTAACAACTGACTCATTGATCGGAGCGGCTCGTGGCCAGTTTGCATGGACAGATTTAGATGGCGTAAAATTTGATGCGCTTGGAACTGACAGAAAATTATATATATATTCAGAAGGACAATTCTTAGATATAACGCCTATTAGATTAAGCGCTGATATAACTAGCGTGTTTGAAACAACTAACGGCTCTACAACAGTAACAGTAAATCATACATCGCATGGCGCATCGGCAGGAGATTTTGTAACTTTTTCTTCTACATCAGCGGCAGTCGGAGGAATTACAGCTGCAACATTAGACGCAGAACATGAAATTATATCTGTTCCTAATTCTAATCAATATACAGTAGTTGCAGGATCCGCCGCAACTAGCGACGTCACCTCAGGAACAGCTAATTGTACAGCGGCTTATCAAATACCGATTAAAAGAGAATTTTCAGAACCAGGTGCTGGTTGGAATGCAGGCCCTTGGAGTGATTCCACGTGGAACACAGCGCGTGAAACATCTGTTGTTATATTTGCTGCGGGTCAATGGACCTTTGCTAATTTTGGTGAAGATTTACTTGCTTGGCAACAAAATGGAAAATTATACACTTGGGACACCTCAGGCGGTATGACATCAACTAATCGAGCAACAGCAGTTAGCGGCGCACCTACGGCATCTAGATTAGGATTAATGACAACACCAGACAGACACGTTGTTTGTTTTGGAACAGAAACAACTATTGGAACCACATCCACGCAAGATGACTTATTTGTTAGATGGGCGGATCAAGAATCTACGACAGATTGGACACCTACTGCAACCAACACTGCAGGATCACAAAGACTCGCTGGTGGCAGTAGAATAGAATGCGCAATGCTTGCAAAACAACAAGTTTTAGTCTGGACAGATACAAATTTATTTGCAATGAGATTTGTCGGACCACCTTTTACATTTGGTTTTAATCAATTAGGTGTTAATTGTGGAACGGTAGGACCTCATTCGGCCGTAGATGTTAGCGGTGTTACCTACTGGATGTCTAAAGATTCTTTCTTTATGTATGATGGTACTGTTAGAAAAAT